AAACCCTAGGTTTTTAAGGCCTAGGGTTTAAAGTTTTAGAAAAATTACTTTAAACCCTACCTAGTATCGCAATATGTCCATGCGGTAGGAATTCCGCGTGGATTAAATTGTTCTACTGTTATGGATTTGATCATTTGTTATTAATTACTTACATATAATGGCTAATTTTCCTTTAAAGTCAAGCTTTATTTCACATATATAAGAAAGGCTTCCATTCTTCTCTAACATCTTGGATATCTGGAATAAATACTCCAGAATGCATTATCTTACGCGGCTTGACCTCATTACCATTAACATCAAAGAACGGAAATATGTTATCTTTCTCTCCATTACACTTACGACAAGCTAGAACCATATTAAAGTCATGGTTTGTACCACCTTTAGATTTTGGATAAAGGTGATCCTTAGTAGCTTGAGAATAAGGTATAGGCTTTAAACAGAACTGGCAAGTACCTTTATAAACATTAAACAAAGTTTTTAGAGTTACGTTATCTCCTTTACGTGGGTGAAAACCAAAGTGAGTGGTACATACTAGAATAGTAGGTATTGGCCAGGTTTGATTAGCACTACGTAATCCGGGTTGATCTGAGTGTAACTGTACATAAGGAGATACCCAAGTCTCAAAGTCATAGGTATTATTCTCAGCATCAAGCCCTTGAACTCGGCCAGTCATAAAGTGCCGTATAGCTGCACGAGCTGTACAGAAGGCAAAAGCTTGGTAATTTTTGTTAAGAAGTAAGCTTGTCTTTGATTCTGGTTGTACTACTTTCATTAAAACTTAATTTCTGCTAAACCTATCTGCTGACCGTTTACCTGCAACATAAAAACTTTAACTGGCGCCTCTTTTTGTAATTCTCTCGCTTGTTCAATAGCGAGAGTGATGTTTTCATAACGTAAGCAATTTGCAAATTTACGGGACCAGCTGGTACCGTTATAAAGTAAGCCTTCCTCTAGAGGGTTACGTGCCCCTATGTATTTTACGGAGGCATCTAGTATAATATACTCAGTTTTCACCGAATACGTACTCTATTAGGAACATCGTACACTTCTGTATTTCCGTTTGAGTAGGAAATAGAAAGCACATTACCGGAAAGATCGTAATTGCTTACTTCTTCAATAAGAGGAATAGAGAAATAAATAGCTCCATTACCAGATTCATGAATATAGATATAATTACCGCAGCGAGTTGTATAGTACATATTTATCGTAGTTCAGGTTTAAGTAAACGCCAAGACGGGATATCAATAGGTTGAAGTCCATCATCAATCATAGTAATCATTTTTAAGACATCTTCAATACTATTATACATGTATTTGTACTTTAGTTGACCCATAAGCCAAAGAGGGCAGTTATTAACTCCTCCCTGAATTACTGTAAAGATAGGTTTACGAGCTGCAACAGCAGTAGATAGCTCTTCAGCAGTACCCCAACTTGCGGTAGAGGGAATAATATTTGCAATAATAAAATCAGAACGGTCTACCAAATTAAGATCATACCGACGAATGTCTCTAGCCCACTCAGTAACTGCGCTAAAGCGGCCTTGCGTCATATATTGACGCATACGCTGGCGCACATCCGGGGATTCATCGCAATCATTAAGAAATGGTTTTTTGTAGGGGTTAAATACGATAATATTACGCGGACCAAGTGTGCTTTCGACTAATTCTCTCCAATTTATTCCATTAGCATATTCCATTGCGCCAATTGTGTAGCATTTTGTTCTATATAAAGTATTCATATTATACAGTATTAAGTTTACGTTCCATCTGCAAGCTTTTAATATTAATTAGTTTCTTTTCAATGTCTCGAGCGGTTTTAATCTTGAGTATAAGTGTATCTGTACGGTTATCAACGTATTCTTGGATATCTAAGGGTTTAATAAATTTCATACCAGCTGGACTGTTGAAATCAATGCCGCGATCTTCGCATTTTTCTGCAATAATGTCAACAGCTTCAAGTAGAGCGGCCCAGCGAGCAAACTCGTATACTGTAATACTGCGATTACTATATACTTTTTCGTTAATGTCAATATCGTCGTTTTGCATTTTAAATATTATCAACTCTAATAGGTTCAGTTATAAGAGCAGCTTCCGCGCTAAGATACACTGCGTTTTTAGCATCGCAATGAGGACAAGTAAATTGATTATCAACTTGTGGGTTAACTATAACCTCGTTAACTACTTTGCAAGCGGCGCAAGGTATATTAAATGTAACTCGTGCAAGAATATCAAGCTCTTTTAACCGTTGCTCTTTAATGATTTTAGCGGCCTGTAATTCAAGGTATGAATTATAAAGGTAAGATAAAATAAACTGACCTACAAACGTGACAACAAATACCGGCAAAAGAGGTATATACGTAAAATACGCTACCCCTGTAAATACTACAGATAGACTTGCTGCTTTGAGCGAAGAGCTCAGAAGCCGAATTAATGTTTCTTTCATGTCCCTATTAGAGGGACTTATTTACTTTGGTGCAAGAGTAAAGTTGTTTAGTTCGGCAGCTAACTCTTTGTAAGCAATCATTATACCCTTCAACTTAGCTCTAAAGCGCTTAAGGTCTTTTTCTTTGCCTTTAAAAAGAGGTTGGGTTTCGGCAGTAGCAGCTTTATTTTTTAGGTCTAAAGTTTGCAGATACAAATTTGCTAGTTGTAACACTGCATCTTGCAAAGGAAACGGCAATGCCTGAGGATTAATTGGGTCTTTGCCGTTATTTTTAAGATTAGCAAGTTTTTCGAGAGTAGGGGTATTGTCTTTAGAATATTCATACGCAGACATCGTTTCAGGGGTGCGCTGACCCCCTTGAACTCCGGTATAGTATTCGGCCTCGCTAAGAAGTTTATTAGTTTTTCTTTTGCTCACGTTCCTGAATATTTACTACCCCGATCTTAAATCTACCGGAACATTTTGGACAAATCCAATGAGCTTCTGTTACAATCTTGTTACCTTTAGTGACTTGAAATGTTCGTGGATGTACACCAGGTTGTCCGCAAATATGACAGGCCTCAGCGCGAGGGACTACGATTTCGTTCATATCCTATACTTAGGAGAACAGCTTACAAAAATCAACTAGAGCTTTATTATTAGCTTCTTTATTAAAAGTTACCTTCCAATCGTTTACATTTTCAATAATAGACTTAAACTCTAATTCTTCACATATACTAGTAAAACTAGTAAAGTCAGGATTAACTGTTTCTAGTTCCTTAAGCTGTTTAGTATATAGTTCAGGTTCTTCAGGGTGCTGTTGAAGTCCGTAATTTAGATCTACAAGTTTAAGGGTTTCTTCAATACGATCTTTGTACGCCATTGCTTCTTTATCCCTAGCAGCATATGCTTTAGCGAGTTTTTGCCCTTTAATTTTACCAAAGCCTTCTAGGCCGGGAATGTTATCGGATTTATCGCCAGCTATAGCTTTATAATAGACGAATTCTTTAGGGGTTAATCCAAAGTGTTCAACAAAATTATCTATGTTAACAATAACCTTTTTAATAGGGTTAAAGAAAGAGACATCCGGTGAAACTAATTGTGCAAAATCGTTATCAACACTTACAATAACTTTTTTACCAGGAATATTAGTAGACAGCCAACTAATAACATCATCTGCTTCAAGCTTACCTGGGTAGATATTGCGGATACCTAAAGATGTAGTAATCTTAATAATAGGGTCCATGCTATCATAAACAGACTTATTACGTTTATGGTCTCTAGTACCTTTGTACGTACCTTCTGTCAAAGTCTTGCGAAAATTAGGTACTTCGTAATTTAGCCTGCGATCCCAGGCAATATAAATCTTATCAGCGTTAAACTGAGTAGCATTAGACTTGATAGTCTTAATGAAAGCAAAAGTACTGCCTGTATTAACTCCCTTAGAATTAACTAATGGTCTCCCGGTATTGTTGGCTATCCAATGAGTCCGATGAAGAGTGTTGTTGCCGTCTACCAGTAGTGTTACTTCGTTGTGCATTAGTTTTAGTTTGACCGAAATTAGCTAAGCAAACATTGTACACTGGCTTAGGTAAAACGTCAACTACTTCTATAACTTTATTTGCAAGCCCCCACTCAAAGTCTTTATTAGGTATAATTCTCGCTTCTTTATCAGGTAAAACCATATACACAGACTCTGCCGGGCCAGGCTTAACTCTTACCAGCCAATCTCCTTTGTACGTTCCGGCAGTAACAACATACAAAGTGCGTTCTGGACTAAAACGCCTTTTAAGAGCCGTCGTCGTCTTCTTTAAGACCGTAAGGATCATTGCCTTGACTGTTTACTACATTTTGATTAATCTTAAACATCACTCTACGGAAACGCTCTAATAGAGCATCGTGAGATGCAGGATCGTTTGCTGAAACGATTTCTACCGGTTGATTATTAAGATCGTAACCGATAAGCATGTATGAACCGAGAAACTCTTTAATTTGTTGGTCTAAAGAATTAATTTCTCTGCGCTTTTCTTTAACGACCTTTTGTTTAAGATTTTTAAGATATTCAAGCTTAGCTAAATGTAGCATTTCTTGAATATTAACTTGCTCTATCTGAGATAAAACAGGGGCCGCGTCGACCGGGGGGTGTACCGGTATTGCAGGAGCCGGCTGAGCCTCTTTTTTGGAGTCTTTTTTAGGCTTGGCTGTCTTGCTCTTTTTGTTAGCGGCCATTTATATTATTTACTGTCGCGTTCAGCGGATGCAATGAAATCGTAAAATTCTTTCCGAGCAGCTCCTTCGTTCATAAAGCTACCTGAAAGTTTAGATGTAATCATTGAACAACCATGATGCTTTACACCGCGATGACATGCACAGGTATGCGAGCATTTAAGTACGACCGCAACCCCTTGATTGCCCTTACAAAGCTCGTCAATAGCTCTATGTACCTGTACAGTCAGCCCTTCCTGAATTTGAGGGCGACGAGCATAATGCTCTACAATACGATTAAGTTTAGAGAGACCAATAACTTGTCCTTCCTTATCTGGAATATATGCAACATGCGCTACCCCGGTAAAAGCAAGATGGTGATGAGAACACATCGAGGTAACCGGTATATTCATCTGACTAACAATACCGTCGTAGCCATCAGACGGAAAAGTAGTAATCTTAGGTGGTCCTTCATAGCATCCCTTAATAAGATCGCAGACATAAGACTTTGCTACCCGACGGGGGGTATCTGCACTGTTTACATCATTACGCCAATCAATACGAAGCGCATCAAGAAAGCCTTCGTAAGCCTTAGCTGCCTGTTCAATAATTTCCTTCTTAGCATCCTCGCCAACAAGCATACTACTATTAGCAGTCGGTAGAAGGGGGTGTTCCAATTTATTACTCATGGTTGTTTAATATAGGTTTCAGATTTATTGTTAATACCGAATTTTACTAAATAGCTAATTATAACTTCAATTGATTCAGTCTTCAACTTAAATTTTTCAGGTATATACTGTCCTCCGTCGTATAACTCAAAATAGGTATCTCCAAACATAGACTGATCATTAACGTAACACGTACAAAATACTGATGCGTTGCCGGGATCAATCATTACCGTCCAGCTACGAGGATCTGCCTCGCCATAGGTATCAAAAATTTTATACACGACGTAGCCGCTATCTTTTAGTCGTTTAATAAAATAACTTTGAGTGGTGATTTTATTAGCCATTATTTTACTAGTCCTGATATAATGAATGTAAATTCAGTCTCATCAGTCGGCTTAACATAAAACGACATAACTTTATACTTAAGATTAATACCGACTCGGGCGTTTTCAAATTTAATACCTGTAAGAATACGAAAGATGTCTAAATTGAACGGTATGCTTTGATTAAAAGGTGCGCCCTCTACTTGTTCAGCTACTTTGAGATTAATACTATCTGTATTGCTTCTTTCCTTATCCCCTAGCTCGCAATATACACCGTCTGGCTGTCCGTACAGGTATATTTTATTAGTTTCTGTAGTAAACGAGCTAGCCCTTAAAATTTCTTGAAGCTTTTTATTATTTATACTGAAATAAGTATCGTTGGTCAGACCTTCAATCTTATCCTTTTTGAGAGTAGCTTTAGGTACAACAGAGTCATCAAGGAAGTGATATTTAAACTGAAGTTTAGATGTTTTGTAAAAGAGATGGTTAGACTCTATTCTAAACGATAGCTCGTCATCATCAACACAATCAATAACTCTTAATAGTTTCTTTACGTCTCCTATGTTGAGAGTTATTTCTTGCTCTACATTAAAATCCTTGTTGTATTTAGCAAGAAGAATAATACTAGTGTCTGGCTTGTTACAGATAGTATACAAGCCCTGCTTGGTAAGCTTAATAGCTGCTACATCTACCGCCTTACCTACGACACTTAAGAAGCTATCTGCAAAATCCTTTTTAACCAGTTTGAGTTCCATCGTTCTTTTTCAATTTTTTTTTATCTAGCGTTTCAATTACTGAATCAATTTTAGTAGTTAATAGTATAACTCTATCTTCTAGTTTATCAATAGCCTCCATTATATCTTCATACCGTGCTTTTTTATCAAACGAAAATTCGAGTTGATTAAAATCGTGCCCAGGCTGAGATGGAGACGTGTTCCACGCGACTTGTGGTAACTGTATATGCTCATGAGTAGCCGGTCCATTATATGACGGCACTTCTGCGGGTATATGAGGTACTTGAGCTGGAATTACAGGAATTTGCGGAATCGGAGCTGCTTGTTTTGGAGCTTTGATACCCATAGCCGGAAGGATATGAGAAGGCATAACCTTACTCATATCCACATCCGTTACTTTGAGGCTACCTCTTACCTCGGCAGACTGCTTCTTAATAGTGTTAATATCAGATTGCAGCTGCTTACCAAACATAGCCGCAAGTATTAACTCTTCGTTAGTTACTCGATTGCTTTGTGCAGCCAGTTGTTCAAGTACAGCTGGATCAAGCTGTTGCGGTTGTTTGGCGGGTTCAGACATTATTATAGTTTGTCGAGGCCGTTAAGAATATCGAGTACCTTACTATCGTTATCAGTTACAGCCTCTTGCTTGGGAGCCGGGGCAGCGGTCTTAACTGGTGCCGATTTTGCAGGAGTCTTAGCAGCAGGTGCTTCGTAAGGCACGTCCTCCTCGTCTCCAGGCACGATATCTGGCGCTTCAGGCGTACCGTCTTCTACGTCTTCTCCGTCTTCTTTACCGAAATAATGCTCGTTGATAAAAGCCTTGATATCTTCAGCAGACTTACGATCTACAAAAGCGTTAAGGTCGTGTACGCTCTCATAAATTTCTTGAATCTTGCTTTCATCAAGCCCTTCGATCGCGGAAGGATTAAGAAATTTTGAAGCGGTATAAGTTGGGTATTTAGGTGCACCAGGCTTATCTGAAACAAGCTCAACCTTAATACGAAAACTACAGCCATCTGGAGAGAGATCAAAAATACGGGCACCGTACTCTTCGGCGTCATCCCCGTTAATAGCTGACTGAATAATCTTATCGAGCTGCTTGCCGTATCGAAGCACCTTTACTGTACCGTTGTTCTCAGGCTTCGAAGGATCGTTTACTACATAGACATTAACAAGCCAGTTTTCTTTACGACGAAGATTAGCCTTAGCGCGTTCTTTCTCTTCATCAGTACCATCCCGAAGAACTTTAAAATAAAGTTCACTTACCGGGCAACGCTCACCCCAAGTGGAAGGAGAGGTTACGCTAGAGTACTGCCCTGTAGCAATACTGTTCCACCCGTGATGGAAGTAATGAAGAATAGTCTCTTCTGGATTCTTGATATTCGGAAGAAAACGAACCGTATAAGTCTTATTAGGTTCCATCTGTAACAGGTTGCGATATGCAGAACCTGACGAGTTCTTTGTCTTAGCCTTATCCAGAGCATTCTTAATGCTCTCAAACATATTAGTGTTATAAGATTTCATATGTAATGAATTAATGATATATTAGTGAAAAATTGTCTTTAATCAACTTAAAGTCGGCTGAGCCTTTTAAAAGCTTCAGTAATAATTTTTTTAGCACGAGCGGAATTGTTAAGACGCATTTGATATTTTGTAATATCCTTATGCATGGTTCCTAAGTAGAGTTCTTTATCTTGCATAGTAAGCGAGTCTATCATAGACCAGAAATTAGGCAATGATAATAATACATACAAATTAATTTTTCTATCAACGTATTCTTGCAATACTCTCCAAGTATACCCTTTTTTGTCATTAATGTACGTATTAAATGAAATATTTTCATTAACACATAACTCTGCAATATATTTTATTGTATTAACGATATCTGCTAAATGACTTTCGCTATCAGGCATTTCCTCAAGTTTTTGTTTTTGTATAATGCTATATGTACTAATCGCCTTTTGCGTAAGATAAAACTTAAGAGGAAAATAATCCTCGTCTTTATAAAGTAAATAAGGAGCAAGTAAAAAATCTTTAACGGATATTTGCGGAAATCTGCTAAAGAATAATTCTAAACGTACACAAATAAGCCCTTCTTCGGTTTTATCAAAACCGGTAAAATCTTTACGGGGCTTCCAAGGCTTATTTTTATGACCCCGGGACACACTTAAATAAGTGTTATAAATATCTTGTACGCTCATTAATGAGCTATGATTTTAATATCTCTCTTACGACTTTGCTACGGCAAAGACTACTATTATACTTTAAAAATAGCAATATTGCTTCTCGCTCACTATCGGTGTCTGTAAGTTCCATAAAAACTTTGCGATAAAGTTTACTTTTAACTATTAAAGAAAAAATAGTTACATTATTAAGTTTTTTATTATGTATTATAGAACAAAAAGATCCGAATTTAATTAATTCCACTTCTAGCTCGTCTTTAGCTAAATTAACAAGAGGGGTCTCGATAACCGCGTCTTGTAAGGCTCCTACTACACCAGACATTTTATAAAGGTGACAATAGCTTGGTAAAATTCAGGAAACCTTCTGTAATTTTACCACCCGCTGCATATTCGTGTCCGCCTCCTTCGCAGAGTTTAGCAGCTAACTTAGATAGATCTATTTCGCAAGTCTTATTTTTACGAAACGATACGTGCTGATTATCTGTATTGACAAAAAACACTATATCTGCGTTCTGGGTGTGTATTACGTGGTCACAAATTTCGTTAACAAATCTGTTACCTGAGGTGCCTAAAATATTGCGATCTTTACCGCCAATAGAGACTGTGCCTTTGTACAGCTGCAAAGATTTAATTGCACTATCTTTGCGAGAAATATGGTCTTTAATAATATTTTTTTCCTGAGAAGTAAATGCTTTGAAGCCGTCATAATACTTTTCTAAAAATATTTGGGCACGAGGTTTATTATCTTTTTTCTGGGTATTAGTGTAAAGACTGTTAAGTTCGTATGTTTCTTTCAACTTAAACTGATACGAATCGTAATCATCTGCTAGGCCAATAAAATATTTTTGCTCAGGAGTAAGATTAACTTTATCTTTTAAAACGTTGTAAATTAATTTTGCGCAGCTACTCGTCTCTACTACGTTAAGTTTTGCATTTTTATATTCCGCCAAGGCTTTTACATGGGTAAGATGGTGGTCTATAATTGTAACATTTTTTAGGTCAATTAGATCGACACTATTAGAGACGTCTAAGTCTAAAATAAAAATTCTATCAAAATCGCTTGGTTTATTTTCATTTAGCCAATTTAAGTATTCTCTACGAAAGTTTGATACGGTTGTTGCTTTAAATGGCAATTGGCCTGGCTTAGCTCCGAGAGCCCAGTGCAGCATTAAAAGCGATGCTACTCCGTCCAGATCAAAATCTGTAAAGACATATATCTTGTTGAAATTCACTAAAATCTATTTAACCTATTTTACTATATTATCCAGCTTATT